TTGTCGTATCGAGGATCACTCATCGCACGAACAAGCTCAGCCTGGCTACGGAAGCCCTGTTGATTACTAGGTGCCTTACCAGTCAACATCTGACCGTCATAGCCTTGTGCCTCCTGAAAACGGAAGGCAAGAGCATTGACAGCGAAGTAACAAGCAAGAGGATCACCCTTATCCATCACAGCGTCGTACATCGAGATCTCCTGTTCAGACAAAGTATCCTTTGCCCAACCAATCATCTGTGAGTACTGCTGCTCACCACCAACAAGACCGTACAGGGCCTGTACGTCACCTTCACTGATGGTTTCAGTGGTAGCGCCTTCTTCAACCTGAGCACGATACTCAAGGTACATCTGTGCAACGTCAGCAGGATCCATACCCTCAAGAGCTTTCAACGTCTCTTCAGAATATTCATCCTGAGATTCTTGCCACAGACGTTCAAGGAAATCAGTATCGATTTCATCTTGAGGTTCGTCTTGTTCTTCAACCGGTGCTTCCTCTACTTGATCAGCATTACGCTGAGAGGGATCACCAAGTTTTCGTTGCAGCTCAATGTATGCTTGTTCAAGATCCTCAGCATCTTTGAACTTACCTGCCAGCAGCTGTTGTTGCTGTTGTTCCAGAGCTTCACCCACTTGAAGGGAGTCAAGCTCATCTGCAGTAAATTCTCCGTCTTGAGCTTCTGTTGGATCAAATGTCAGAGTAGCCATTTACAGTAGTTACTTTAAGATTGCCGAGTCCTACACGTTCCACTCGGTTGGGAACTCCAATCGTGGCTTTGCCAATCTTGGGTCGTGGTGCATATTTGTTGCCAGACTCATCAAAGAACTGACGGTCTTCAGCCGATAGCGGGGGCGTTACCGGTTTCGATTTGGCCTTGGTTGGGCGGGACGGGGTTACCTTGTCCACCGATCATCTCCATTGCTTGTGGGTTTTTACTTGGGTCAAGAAGAGGTGTTTTAGCGAGTTGACCAATCTGCTGAGTCAGCATCATGTCCTTCTGCATTGCCATGTTCTGCTGTGCTTCACCTTGGACATCAGCCATAGACTTGACAAGGTTGAGTACATCAATACCTTGTGCAGCAGCAAGACGTTTGATTACCTCATCACCATTGATGTATTTCGCAAGTGCCTCTGGACCCATATTCTGAGCAATGGTCTGAAGGAAAGCGCTGAGGCTTTCACGATCCTGACCACGGCCCAATGCATTCACACCAGCCACAATGGTGGGTTTGACGATCTCCTTTGGAAGACGAGGGATTTGACCTGTCTTCTGGAAGACGTTTAGTTTTCGATTCAGATACGGTACAAGGAACTCAGTAGTCAGCAGACTGAAGAGTCCACCAAGCTGCTGCTCAAGTTCCATTTGAGTCATCCGCACTTCTTCTGCTGTAGTCCGTTCAGACTGACGAACAGAAAGGATCAGGAATGCTTCAGACAACCGACGCTCCAACTGCTGCATCATTTCAAATGCAGTTCGGAAGTCAGCAGTCTTACCAACTTGGATGACACCAATGTCATCAGGTCGTCCTTGAACGATTGCACCGTTGCCTGCAGAGGCCAGCGTCTGGGGTTTAGTAGTGCTTGATGGTGATACCACGAAGACCACTTTGGCGGCTGCTGCAGAGCCTTCTACGAGGGCCTGAGAGAGTGCCTCAAGGGACCGTAGATCCCCAATGAACTCTTCAACACGACCACGTCCATAGACCTCACCATCAACAGTGTTGAAGCGAAGAACCAACCATGGGTTTGCATCAACAGGTGCTTTACCCATTGAGCCAGGGATGATCTTGTCTTCATACTCTTGATGCCAGACAAAACGATTGTTGTCTCGACGAACGTGAGTGTAGATATCAACCTCATCATTTCGATCCGCCTCATTACCGTCAGGACGGTTAGGCAGAATCTGAGGAAGAACCTTAAGCAGTAGTTTTTTAGAGATGCGTTCTTTAGTGACTATTTCAAGCACATTGCCGTTGCCATCTCTTTCCACTACATAGCGATTCAAGGGGTACAGCTTAAGCTGTTTCTCACCCATGAAGATCAACGCATTACCAGTCACCACCAAATGCTTCAGCGCTTGGTGTACAACAACACGGTCACTAGAAGCAGCAATGGATTCAAGGATAATACGTTCAATCTTTGCAAAGGAAAGATCAAGCTCAGACTTGGCCTCCGGGGGAAGCTCAGTACCCAATGCACTGTCATTTACCTGGAGCTTAAAGAAGCTGGTTTGAGGAGGTAGTAGAGCCAGCATCAACTTAGATGCCAGAGTGACTACGCCCTTTGCACCAACGCTTTGCCACGGTGTAGGGAGATGACGTGCGCCTTTGACAAACTCTTCTTCACCACGGTTTAGGTAAGGAAGAGTGAGGTCAGCAGCTTGCCTTGCTACGTTGAGAAAGTTGGAACGGTCGCTAGCTAAATAGTCATAACGTGATTTAGCAGACATTAATTACAAACCGATATTGAGACCAGTAGATCCAGTAGAACCCTGGTTGATACGGAGACGACCAGAACCTTTGGTTGTTAGACCAGCAGCACGAGCCGATGATTTTTTACGACGGAAACCTGTAGCTCCACCATCAACAGAACTCCCAACACCACCAGGCATGAACTGAGGGGAAGGAGAAGGTGCTGAATCAGGAGCAGTACCACCACTACCACTGCCACCGTAACCGTCCACAAGAGGTGTGGGGTTGTAGGTGTCAAACGAGGGGGGTGTGTACTCATAATCAGATCCAGTAGAAGCTGGAGCCATAGGAGCACTAGGACTTCCGCCAAAGCGATACATACCACCAGCAGTTGCAGACCACGAAGTGTTGGCCTTACCGAAGTCAGCTGTTGCACGATAAGGAGATGACACTGAACTGTTTGGATTACGCAGAGGTGTCACCATTTCTGGAGTGTAAGTAGCAAAGCGACCGCCGCTTTCATCAGTCCTCATCTTGAGGCCCGTCTGCTGAGTAACACCTTTACCAATTTGTACATTAGGATTACCCAACGCAAACTTGGCAAGTTCAGTTGCCATCTGCTCACGACTTGGTCCCCCAAGACGACCAACATTTTTACCAAAGATATCTTGGAGTTCGCTCGCCCTGATCTTCCCATCAGCAGCAGCAGCGGCGTAGCGGTCTTGTTGGTTTTGTTCCCGCTGTTGAATCTTAAGAGCCTTAGCTTCTTGCTTAGCAGCTTTGGCAGCTTGTTTTTGTTCTTTACTCTTACCCATTGTTCTCTTCGTTGAGTCGGTGTTGAATCCACTCGACCACAGAACGTTGGCCAGAGCGGTACATTATTTGTGAAAGGGATTCACTAGGGTTGGGATTCGTTGGTGGAAAGTTCTCATCTAATTCAGCAATGAGTGAGCTGAGCTGAAGACCGTGGGTCTCAAGCGTATTGAGGAAGATTGGGGTTTGCATGTTCAAAGAACGCAGGCATCCGAGCACGTTGTGTTTCAATCAACCCTTCTGCCTTACCGGCATACATCAAGCTATCGCTCTGATCCAACCAAAACTGCTTGTCCAAGTATTTGTTCTCGGACTTCTTCAGTGGTTGCATCACCCAATTAATGGTTGCCTTCCTGAGCTTATCCAGAGAAGGACTGACAGTGAGACCAAGCTCACGACATACCAAGCTATTCGTTGCCACATGAACTTGCTCATCGCGTGAAATGTCAGCACTTACTGTTCGCATTCCAGCGTCACCATTAAAGCGGAAGAAGGGGAGAAGTACGAAGAAAATCGCACGCTCGGCAACCATCGCTTTGAGGACAGTGTGATCAGGATGCGAGACCCAAGCTTCCCGGAGACGCATTGCTTCGGCTTCAGCTTTCTCGTCAACGCCGTAAGCGTTCGCGATGTAGCCGAGAGCCAGGTCGTGGTTCTCTTCGTCCCGGATATTGGACAGAAGTAAATCCCGTGATAACTCTGGAACTTCATTGGTTAGTGCATCTTTGATAAAGTCCCCAACGGGGAGTTCCATGTGCCTCAGGGCAAGAGCCCGGAAGATAGTTTCTTCCGAGCCCTCCTTCACAGCACCGGCTGTGGTCTGGACAGGAGACCACTTACGCTTTCGATTAAATAGTTTCTGATAGGGGTTCATTCGCCGCAATTACAATCAGGAGCAGAATCAGTAAGAAGCGCATCCAAGTAATCGTCGACTTCAGATTCATCAAGTGCAGCGTAAGCACTCGACTTATCTTGAGTGTCTCCCATTACTTGAAGCGAATAGTAAAGGGAGGTCTGATCAGAATTCAGCCACTCTTCAATAAAGCTTTCGTCATACGTGATCACATCTGACCACGAATTGAACGAATAGCCGTGAAGAAGTCCCGTGATTGACAGCATCCTTACGATGCCGTTTGCCACTTTGAAGTAGTCATCCCAGCCAACTTCTGATGCGATCTCAACCGGACCGTAGTCAAAGCTCTGGACACCAAACGTACCGCTGTCACGGTCAACCTGGCGGGCAATAGGAGGAGCGATCTCAGGGCAAGTGGTGTACCCATCGAGATCGGTGTAGCGGTAGCTGCACGAAGCTGTGGGGGCAATGGCAAAGGCACGGACCATACCGTTAGCCTTAGCAATCTGAGCAGCCTCACGTACACCAGCATTGATCTCATGAGCCAACACCGCAGCAGGTGTCCGTTCATGAGGCTGATTGTTGTTGATAGCAGCGAGTGCCTCACCAAACTCCTTGTAGGTCACCCCTTGGCGACGGAGCAGGTTTGCCAACCCAAGCATTCCGAGACCGACCTGGCGATCAATCTCTGGAGTGAGGTATTCGCCACTGTCTCCGACACCAGTTTTGGCATGGAGCGAGCACAGCTCTGACATTCCGGTACTGAACGCACGTCGAATGTCACTAAATTCGCATGCCCCAAGATTGACATGTTGCAGTAGACAGGTTCCCCGTGAGGGCAGGTACACTTCCAGGCAAACATTTCCGTAGATACGGTTTCCATACTTATCAACCTTAGTTTTGTTGAGCCAAACGTCGCCGCGTTTGATGGCAAGAATCAGCGCTTCCTTGACATCATCGGTGGCAAGATTCCACCAGTGCCAGTTAATGTTAACGCAACGCTTAACCCAAGGCAGCTCACTACGGCTAGCAGTAATGAACTCAAGCACATCAGGATGGTTAAGATCCAGATGGCATACAACTGCTCCATTTTTATAGACTCCACCACGCCTCAGGATTTCATTCAGAGTCGAGTAGATCTTGGCAAAAGATACGGGGCCTGATGCAACCAAGCCTTTATCATTTTCCTTTCCTCGGGGCCGGAGCTTTGATAGATGGACTGCAACTCCCGCTCCATAGCGTAGAGCGTGCGAAACAAATCTCCAAGATGCTTCGATTCCATTGTCACCTTCCATTTCATCCTCCACCACAAACACGGTGCAGGATACGGGGAGTCGAGATGTCGGATCATCAATCCAACTTTGCACACGGCCAGTACGTGCGATGAGTTCTTTAGTCACAGTAATATCAGACAAGATCAATAAGTGAGGGTTCGTAGTAGTTCGGTCCCTTGAGAACCTTGCCGTCTTCACGGCGGATGGGTTTACCGTCTTCTCCAAGCTTGCTCATGTTGCTTCCATGAACACGGTTGTAAGCGGTCTGCAGATCCCAGCCAAAACAAGCAGCCATCTGATGGCACACGTACACAAGATCAGCAAGCTCCTTCAGGAGATGCTCTCGTGCTCGTTTGTTAGTGATGTCTTCCTTTAGATCGAGGTAAGCATGAGCAACCTCAAGGTGCTCCTCATCGATCAAAGTCTGCTGCAGATTCAAAGATGAAATCGTCAGCCCGATAGGCAGCTCGTACGCTGTCCGAAACTCGTGCGCTGCTGTTTCGTAGAAACTCACGGTGGTTTTCAAGGTAGTGGATTGCTTTGTTGAGATCGTCGATGGGGTCTGCTGTTGGTTTCTTTCCACAACGGCAGATGTATTTGATTGCATTACCAAGATGGAAACCTAGTTCTTGTTCTCGGATGAAGTCTCCGACATTCCAGTTGCTTCCGTAATGGGTTGGGGAATCGGCCATTGTTTAACGAGGTTTGACACAGTGTTAGTGAGGACAAAGTTCTGATGTTGTAATGCAAGGAAGACCGTGATCAGATCTTCCTTTCGTGCTTCAGGCAGCAGATCCTGCAGTCGTCGCATCTTGAACTGTTGTTCCACCGTCATCTCCGTCACCGGGGGTGGGGGTCCAAAGGATTGGCTCATTGGTTTCGTGATTGAAGTCGGTGTACCGCAGTATCCGCGCGAGACGTGCATTAAGAAGAGCATCATCAGCAGTCATTCCTCGTTCTTCAAATGTTTGAACAACGGTGTCCCACTTGCAGCCATGCTTATCGAGGAGAGCATCAGCACGTTTGATGCCAATACCAGGAGCACCTGCATAACCATCAGTCTGGTCACCACTCATCGCTTGGATGAGATGCCAGCGGTCGCCCTGTTCCTTGGTGATCTCAATCACAGGATTGGTCATGTCAAATAGCAAACCAGGGATCTGCCTCATGTCCTTATCAGGGCTGCAGATGATGTGGTTACAACCTTGCTCGACAGGATCTGTTGCGTAGATGCCAAGAGCATCGTCAGCTTCCAGAGTCTCGATCATCAACGTGGTGTAGTTGTCCCCACACCAGTTGAGCAAGCGTTTGTATCCACAGGGCTTCTTTCGATTTCGATGACCTTTGTATGCCGGATAAATTTTTTTCCTAAAATTATTCGGGCTACTGAAGAACAAGATGAAGTCATCGAACATGCCCATGCATTCAGCAATGGACATCAGCTCGTTCTGGAACATCTCCAGAACATCAGAGAAGCGGCTGGTGACAACGATTAGGTCATCACCGTAATCGACCTCATCTTCACAAGCTGCACATGACTTGTATGCAAGGTAGTCAGCATCGATCAGGAGTGTCATCAGAAATCTCCCAATGCTTCCTTGATGGACTTCTCAGCAAAGCCCATCATTCGCAGATAGGCACGAAACTGCTCGACATAACCGTAGACGGTCATATCAGTTCCGTCGAACTCCAACGTGTACTTGCAGGATTTGGGATAACTGTCAAGGCTTGGATGATACGCTTCGTATGTGAGCGTATTCTTGATAGAGAACTCTTTACTCATTTACCCTGTCCTCGACGCAGCTTCTTAGTTCCCTTTGGCAATGAGCGTGTACCGTTGCCTTGATGGGTGTGCTTGTATTTGGCACGGGATTCAAATGTCTTTTTGGAGAGGTTTGTTTTGGATTTAGTTGGGGGCATTAAGGATTAGAAAATAGTTTCAATAGCTCTGCAGGTGTTGGATTAGAGCTGTTCCGTTTTTGCATGCGTTTCAGCTTTCGCTTCCACTGCTTTGGCGTCATATTCTTGACGCAACAAAAGTCGCCGCCTCGAACAACATCTGCACCATGGCGAAAGATGTACTCATTGGTTATTTCGTTTTCCCTATCGCCAGAGAGAAGCTCAACCAAAGAGACTGGAGCATAAAGTTTTGTCCACTTAGCACCTTGACCATTGCAATGCTGATCCAACCTCTTCTTTAGTGACCTAGTAAGTCCTATGTAGTATCTACCTTCTTCAAGAAGCAGAACATAAGTAACGTAATCAGCAAAGCCTTTAACAGTACAAGTCATCAGCCAGAAAGGTAGTTAACAGCCGCCATCAAGCCAGCCAGGTTGTCACCTAGCTTGCCGATAGCTGTATTGCAGTTCTGACAAATCCATCCACGAAACTCGTGGGTGTTTGGATCGTGGTCAAAACACATCAACCGAGCAGACCGGTGGTAAACCATTGGCCTGCTACATACTTGGCAGGGTGTTCCTTCTGGAGGTCTTTCTTGCGAAAGCTTCCGACAAAAACCCGAACCAAAGTGCTTCTTTGCAGCCAGCCGTTTTGAATGACTGGATTGCAAATTGCATGTACGACAACACGTCATCTTTCTGGATTTACCAGATCGACGTGAATTGTCTTGATAGAACTCTGACGCTGGTTTAGTCAGTCCACATTTAGTGCACTGAATAGAAGTCGGACCCGACTTTTCCGACAGCGTCGATTGGGCATCGGAGCTTGTACATTTCTCCTGCCGCTTTCGCGCAGTACTCAAGTATGAACTTCATTGTGTCGGCCTCAGCCGGGATACATTCGTAAAACAAAGCATCGTGAATGAACGCTAATTGCTTAGCTTCAAGCTTCTGCTCTTTGATCATGTCGTCAATCATGACCATCCACCGCTTGGCCACAACACCTGCACTTGACTGAAGAAGATAGTTCAGGGCTTTGTGAGGCCCATCAACTTGTATTCTCCGTCCGTCAATCGCATTGATGTAACCAGTTGTCTGGACTTTCTTTTTGACGGCAGCAACAAGGCTCTCAAGACCTTCAATTGCATCCAGATACGCTTGCCTAATTTCCTTGCCTTTCGCTTTTGCCTTATCTGGCGCAAGCTGAGGGTCATAGGAATTTCCAATTTTCTGGTCCCCAGCCCCATAAAGGAAAGCATAGGTAACTGTCTTGACAAGCTTACGACTAATTCCGATTTTGTCTGCGTTGACTTGGTGAATATCGCCATTGAGAAGGATTTCACCATAGCGGCCACCATCATACCGACTAAGGTAATGCGCGAACATTCTGAGTTCGATGCCGCTAAAATCGGCCCCAGCCATGACCAATCCTGGAGTTGCTCTGAATAGTCGTTGGAATTGTTCTCCACTAGGAATTTGGGCAATATTTGGATTACGATGGCAACATCTGTGTGTGGCCGCCGCAACTGAGCAGTTGTGATGTACACGGTTCTTACGAACTAGCTTTAACCAGGCATTGGCACCTTCCGATAGCATGCCTAGTTGTTTGCTTAGTTCAAGACACTGAAAGAACTCAAGAGCAATCGGCGTACCGATGTCTTTAAGTACTACTTCGTCAATGGTTGCCTTACCTTTATCAGTGAACTGATTAGGTGTCCAACCATAGAACTGCTTCATCACCCATGCAATGTGATCTCGACTGGTTGGGTTAAGATCCTTGATGCGCGTAAATGTGCCATCTGTGAAATATCCTCTGGTCTTGTTAGGACGACGAGGAGTAAACTCGCCTCCCTCAACGAAAGGATGTTTCTGTCTAAGAGATCCTTGCAGCGCATCAAGTGCAGATCGAAGTTCGCATTCCAGCTCATGAGCGGATCGCTCATCGAAGTACCAGCCATGTAGTTGTTGCTTGGTGAGGATTTCAGCGACTCGATGCTCTAACGTGATCCAGTCAGGTATTTCTGGAAGTGATTCCATAGTTTGTGTGTGACTTGAAGATCCTGTACGCAATAGTCCTCCATGTCTTGTGACCAGTGTTTCCAGTCGGTTTGTTTTGCAAAGCCACCTTTGTATTCACCTAACCTGTAGCCATAAGCTTCAAGCGAATGACGACCATAAAGATTGAGTGGCATGTGTTCCCAGTTCCGCTTCTTGTCGATTTCAAGAAGGTTAGGGTGATACAAACGACTAAGAATAAGAGTGTCAAGAGTTCGGGGTGGAGTGAACCACGGGTAGAACTTTTGAATGACAGGGATGTCGTAATTAATTACGTTCTGCCCGATGATAGTCTTAGCACCTTCAAGCATCGTGATGGCACGAGCAATAGGTTCCTGAGTGCCTTCATCGTTGAAGACCAG